AATGGTGTCTTGTTAAATACTCCTTTTTTCCCTACAAAAAACTTACCATCTGATGGGTCAATACCAGCAAAGATTGCAGGAGCCCCATCCCATTTGACAGTCATGTTTACTTCAGACTTTGAATTGCCTGCAAGCATATCTCTAAGTGACTGAATAAACCTAATAGATGCTCTTGCACCCTCTATACCATTATTTAGGATTTCATCTTCAATATGTTCAAGATGAAGATTCTTTCCTGCAGCTTCTGTAAGATAATCTCTAAAATTGAGCATAATTTAAGGTATTTTTATAGAACCTGAAACTTTTGGTTTATTAAATTTGATAATATCAAGTAATGTTGCGGTTTTCATTTTTGAAAAAATATTTAAAACATTTGATACCGCCTCTTTCATAGATTCTATCTTTGACATAATCTTAGATTTGAATGAATTCCACAATCCTTTAATTTTGTCAATTATATTTGAAATAATTCCTTCACTCAGTTCTTGACCATGCATCATAGAGAAATGATTGTCCAGTTGTTGCATATCTTTGGCTTTTAAATCTATTTTCATAGACATATCCATTCCTCTCATATCATCATAAAGTGACGCCATATCTATGGTTTCTCCTGCAAATAACTTCTTGACAATAGGTTTCATAGCTGATTCTTTACCACTTCTCATAGCACCATGAACCATTCCTCTAATGTTTATGTTAGCAACTTTCGCAACTTTTTTTACGTAATCTGAATTTGGATTAGATATATCATGGCATCCATCGGGTGATAATATGTGTGTAGCTGCAGGTAACTTTCCTTCGTATTTTAATATTGCTGATAAGGCTTCCCATATGACATATTCTCTAAGAGTATCATTCTGACCTAATTTTTCATTTATAATCTTAGCTCCCTCTTTCGCAATTACAGTTCTTGTTTCTTCATAATCCTCAGATATGGTTTTATTTTGTTCTTCTATAAATTTTTCAAAATCATCAAAAAATTGCTTCCTTTTTTGTTTTTCTTCGGGAGTTTCATTTTTCTTTCCTGCCTTCAACTTATTAAACCAATCTGGACTTAGAATTCTGGATTTTGTCTGTCCTATAACATTATCCCTCATACTGATTACTGCATTCTCAACTTCTCCTATCACTTTAGACCAACTTTCATTCGTTGACATATCAATCTTATTGTCATCTTTACATTTCTTCAGGGCGGACCAAAATATATTTTCAAATTCATCTGGGTCTTGAGAAGACGCTACTACGATATCACCCTTCTTTTTTATTGAAATTCCATACTTGGTCCCACCAGAAGTTAGAATTATATCAGCTTTAGCTTCAGACCTTTTTCCATAAATTCCTTTATGCAGTCCTCTCTCAAAGTTAGCGTTAATTCCTTTTGTCCATACCTTACCACTAAAAAACTTGTTTAATTTAGAAACGGAGTCTACAACCTGAGAAATATCTTTTGGACGAATTCCCCCAAACTTATCTGAATTTTCAGATACCATTTTTTTCAGTTTGGACGGATTTGTTTCTTTGTTACTCAGTACCGCTAAATTTGCGATATATGTCTCGAAATCTTTTGTGGCTTTTTGAGCTGAAACTTCATTCAGCCAACCTCTAAATGTTTTCATATCTTGAATGTAAAAATGGGAACAGGAGACAAAAGGCAAGTTGTATCAAGTTCCCATGTGATAAAATACTTAAAGTATTTATATTATTGGAACTTCCAATCGGAAGTATCTACTTGGTGGGCTTTGTCGAAAGCGGGTATATCTTGTCCAGAATCTACTAAATCTTCTTGCTCTTCCTGTTCACAATCATACAACTTCATTCTCGCTCTGTCAATCCCAATGACGAACTTTTTGTTCCTCGTTGGGTCATTATAGCGGTTTTTGAGTTGCTTAACCAAAATTTGATTAAGTTCTTCCATTTGTTCAGTTTGGATGAGAGCGAACATGAAGTCCGCTGTAGCAGGTAGACCGAAGCTCTCACTGGTATCCTCCAATCCGATATCAGTAGCCGTATATCCCGAGCGAGTCGTTTGTGTAGCCGATACGATTGGTAGGTCACATTCCACAGCAAGTCCTCTAAGTTCTTCTGCAATCGACTTAATATAGAAGTATGATCCGACATTTGCATTTGCTCTGAATCTAGATGATGTACAAATATTTAGATAATCCACAAAAATTATCTTAGGAACAAACTGTCTTTTGATGGCAAGTTCCTTGAGTAATCCTTTAATATGACCAACATGAGCTGATGCAGTAGGATACTCTTTGATGACCAATGTACCCTGAGTTTTCTTTTTCAGTTTCTCAACCGAATTTTCAAACATCTGTTTTGGAATAGAGTGAAGGTCATCTATAGTCATGTCCATAAGGTTTGCATCAATACGTTCTGCAATCCTCTCTTCTGCCATTTCCAAAGAGATATAGAGAACATTGTGTCCCTGCATCAGAATGTTTGCAGCCATGTGACACATGAATAATGACTTACCTACACCTGTTCCTGCAAGACAAATATTCAGAGTCTTGTTTGGTAGGCCTCCTTTTGTAATTTCATTGAAGAATGAAAGATCGAATGGTATCCTCTCCTCTTTCTTGTGATAAAACTCATAACGATCAGAGGCATCAAAAATATAATCGTGACCAACAGAACTATCGAAACTGACAGAAAGAGCATTGGATAGTATGTCAGGCAAACTACCAGTGTCCCTAGTCTTATCATCACCATTGATGATGTGGATTCCTTCCAAGATTGCAAGGTGAAGGGCCCTATCTTTGCAATATCGTTCTGTAGTATCAACCAACCATTTTTCATCCACATCTTCAGAGGTAAAAGCATTGATAGTCTCCTTGGTTTCCTTCCAATTATCTTCTGTTAGGTCATTTCTTTTTTCTGCCTCTATAAGAAGAGCTTCTTTGGTGGGTGGTGTATTGTACTTATCATAGAAATTATAGATTTCATCAAAGATGACTTTGTTTTCCTTGGACTCAAAATACTCATTCTTCAAAAATGGTAATACCTTCCGACTGAAGTTCTCGTTGGTGAGCAAGTGACTTAATATTGTTATCTCTGTAGATGATGTCAAAACTATCCTCTTTAGCTATAGATTTTTCTAAACATAAAACAAGAATGTCACCAACAACTTTGTGAAATTCCTGTTCGTGAATTTTGTGATTATCATTATCACTTTTGATTTCAAGAATGGTAAAATTTAAATCTAGTCCACCATCCTCTCTTTCTTCCTCTCCCACTTGGATTTCATTGTAAGCGTAAATTACGTTCTTGAATTTACCCTCATCAATCCGAATCGCTGTGAATTCAGCTTCGTCACTGTCCCTTGTTACAAAGGAATGTTTGACTGTTTCTGTAAATTTTTGTTCTTCAGACATAATGCAAATAACTCCCTAAAATATATTTGTCTTGACCCACTGGAGCGTTACCTCTGTGTATAAATTCCCATGTAGCAGGAAACACTAGTACTTTACCATACTCAGGAGTCACTTTCAAGTCTAAACTGACAAACTCTGTTTCTCCACCTACAGCCACATCATTAAGGTAGACAAAGAATACCAAAAAACGCCGTGCAGACTCATAATCGCCAACGTCAACATGATCCAGAAAAAAAGAACTATCTCTCTCATATTTCTTCATTCGTAAGGCTTCCCAAGAATATTTTTCAGGCCACTGTTTGGGATGCAGTTTAGTTTCAATTTTGTATCTATCCATAATACTGTGAAACCGATTGTACAGTTCCAGATTCATGTCATTTTTACCACCATGATCCATGAGGTTCAACTCCCAGAAATGCCTGTGACCTGGCAATCTGGTCTCTTCATGATGGTCTTTTGCGGCCTCAAAATACTCTATGAGGCCGTCACATTCCTTCTTATCAAATATCTTCGGATACGTCCGAATCCACCTGTCCATAAGTAAACTCCTTTTCGGCAGCTTCATCCAGTTTTTTCATCACATCTTCAGTGAAGTATTTTTCTGGGTCAGCATAGATTGATTTACCATACAACTGAGTACCATTCATGTCATATCGATTTCCAGACCTTTGAAACACACCATGTTTCTCACCGAATTCCAAGAGTCCATAATATCTGTCAATTCCACTCTGATACCCCAACTTGACATCGACCATTTTATTTTCGATTGTCAGTCTGGATTTCTGATTCTTACAATGAATAATATTACCCACTACTTCTGAACCATCCTTGTCCTTCTTCTTGGACAAGTAAACTATGGAACTGGCTGCATACTTGAGTCCAGAACCACCACCCATCTCTTTCGTGGGCATATATGCACCTATCACATCATAAGTGTGATTGGTAACAACCATAGGAACATTTGCACGACCTAACTTGAGAGTCAGTACACGAAAAGCGGCTTTGATAATTTGAGAGCGAGTCATATCTCTAGTTTCTGCTCCTGCAGCTGTATCCTGCAGCTCTTTCGTAGTTGACAGATTACCTAGAGAGTCCAAAACAAACATCATTGGTTTCTGTTCGTCTGATTCCAGATATGCATCAAGAATCTTGATGGCTTGTGTACGAAACTCCTGTATGGTAACTACAGGAAGAATAACCATTCGTTTTGGGTCTATACCCCGATTGACTATAAGTTCTTTAGGTATAGCAGATTCAGACTCAAAATA